ATACACCATACTCAGCCCACTTACTTGTTGGTAATGTAGAACCTGGTTCAATTCTAACGTCATGTTGTCCAATATTGTTCCTGTCTTTTGCGATATCGATTACTGTTTGGTTCATATCGGTATACAACATATTCACAGATACTTCATTAATATTGTTATTTGGTTGTACCAATCGAAACATCTTTTGGAATGTATAATGACCTTTAGAGAATGAATATAATAATCTTCCTATGATATTGACACTAAATTCAATATCCCTTAATTTTGACTTTGGACGCTCAGAACCCAACATCATCATGCGTTCAGTTCCCCGAACTGTATCAGGAGCTTTCTCAGCAAATCCGTGCATCATCTCAGGAAGACCAAAAATAAAATCTATATAAAACTCAGCTTGTTCAATTAACCGATAGAACTCAGAAGCTAACGGTGTTGGAGCTGGATAATGTGGTTCACCCTGAGAAGTATCAATTTCAATGACTGCATTTGGATTTGCCCAATCTCTTTCTAACTGGTCAAGTCCATTGATAGCGCTCCCCAAAGGAACTAAAAGTTTTAACCCGGCAGAAGCTTGAGCGTGTGACAAAGCAAGAGACCACAATTTATTAAGTAGTCTCTGCATTGGTCGAGTCCTTGATACATCCGATTTTGGATACGGAGTACCTGACCATATGTTTGGTAGAGGAACAATAGGATAAACATCAGTATTGAGAACAGATTCATATAGAACAACTTCACCAACTGTCGCTACCACACCGATACGAGTTTGCAGTACTTCTTCAAAACTCATCAATCCACGCTCAAACACACCGGGATTTTCTTTTAGAAAAACAGCAAATTCTTCGTCGCTAAGAACCATTTCCTCACCGCTACGTGAATCGACTACACGATAAAACGGTACTTTGGTTTTAAAAAACCTCTCCAGTATTTGATATCTTTCAGAACTAAAACTATCTAAATCTTTTGCTTCAGCAGGTGTTTTAATAGACATGCTGTT